GAAACATAGATGATCGCACAGCCAATTGGGGAGCTTGTTATCTAGATCCCTACAATCCGGACAGGACCATGGACCGTATACTACGCAAGCACAAGTTTGAAACGGTAAATCCGAATAGTTGGCATTTTGGCAAGGATGCCCATTGCTTTTGGGCTGATTATGTGTTACACTACTTGAACTCTAACAATCTATTACCAAAATGAACTACGTCCTTATAGATACTGCCAATATGTTTTTCCGTGCTAGACATGTGGCTTTTCGTGCTGCGGATCTTGACGAAAAGGTTGGCTACGCACTGCACATTACTTTGGCTGCTGTTAACAAAGTTGCACGTAGATTCAATGCGGATCATGTGGTATTCGCACTGGAAGGACGCAGTTGGCGCAAGGACATATATGAGCCTTACAAAAAGAATCGGGCAGCGGCTCGTGCTGCATTGACCGAAGCCGAACAAGAAGAAGATCGTATATTTTGGGAAACTTATGATCAGTTCACACAGTTTCTAGCACAGGGCACCAACTGTTCGGTAATCAGGCATGAAAATGCCGAAGCTGATGATATCATAGCTCGTTGGATTGCTCTGCATCCACAAGACACACATACCATTGTCAGCAGTGACACTGACTTTGTGCAGTTGATTTCAGAAAATGTCAATCAGTACAACGGTATCACCGACGAATTAATAACCATACGCGGCATATTTGATGCCAAAGACAAGCCGGTAATTGACAAGAAAACCAAAGAGCCAAAAACTGTGCCTGATCCAGAATGGTTGTTGTTTGAAAAATGCATGCGCGGCGATGTCAGCGATAACATATTCTCAGCTTATCCAGGAGTGCGAGTAAAAGGTACTAAAAATAAAGTGGGACTCACAGAAGCATTTCAAGATCGTCGTAGTCGTGGCTACGCATGGAACAATTTAATGCTGCAAAAATGGACTGATCACAACGGTGTTGAGCACAGAGTTCTAGATGATTATCGACGCAATCAACTGCTGATAGATCTAAATGCGCAGCCAGACACAGTCAAAGCCGAAGTTGATCATGCCATACGCAGTCAGATATCACACAAAGATATAGGTCAGGTTGGCACACGATTCATGAAGTTTTGTGGCCGTCATAATTTGGTCAAAATCAGCGAGCAGGCCGAGCAGTATGGTCGCTGGCTGAACAGTAACTATCAAGGAGTGTTAGATGGTATTAGCTAAGAGCGTGGTAAAAAATAAGTTTTGGATTTTGCGATCGGAATCTGGCAAGGTTGGTACAGTTGAAGCGGAAGGCAAAGGATTCAAGGTCAATCTCAATGGCACTGTAAACAATTTTCGCACACTGAGATCGGCCAAAGAAAAAATTGGCATAGACTTCGAACCAGTGCCGCCTACCAAGAGCCGACAACCACAGAATCATGTTAACGGTTACCCAACTGAAGGTCGTGCGCACAATCCAGTGATTGATGTACGTAGAAAGATTCCTATGTTTACCAAGCAGAGTAACAGTAAAAGTTGGTATGCAGCAGGCTGGTACGTGATTAATCAAGCCGGACATTGGCAACCAATGCTGTGTCCAAAAAAGATCATACTAGATCGCTACCCTTACCAGGGTCCGTTTCATACCAAGGATCAAGCACGTGAGTCTACACATCGCTAAATTTATTGAACGTATTAGATCCAACGAGCACAAAGGCAAACGAGATCTAGTGATCACCATGCAGGAAGCCAAAGATCTACATGCAGACATTACAAAACTATTACTGGCCTTAGAAGAACTGCGTCAAGCACAAGATAATACCGAGGATCAGGTGGTAGAAGTCAAAATCACAGGTGGCAACTTTTAAGCTGAAAATTTGGCTAAATAATACTGCTATATTATTTAGGAGAGCACAAGTTGTCTAGACCCAAACCATTAGTTTTGTTGGAGAAAACCAACAAGCAAAACTACAAAACCGAACAGGTCCTTGCGGCTGAAGGAATTTGGGCAGTGTTCTACGACGGCTCACCTATCAACCTCAAAACAAGTAATCTGCTGGTTCAGTACCCTGGCCCCAAGTACAAAAAGGTCAGCTTCAGTAACAGTGGACATGCTATCAATCTGGCTAAAAAACTCAACTCATATTTTCAAACTGACAAGTTTTCGGTAGTGCTTTTGAAGCAAGGCGAAACTATCTATGCCACCAATGCCAACCCGCAAGCTAGACCTAGTCCAGCGCCTAGTAGCCCTACTACCTGAAGAACATACAGAATCCATAGACATGGCCATGAAAACATGGTGGGTCAATCTTAGAGCCAAAGGCGGCCTAAGGTTAACCGATCATGGCTATCATATTTTTCATGGTGTACTCAAATTGGACAACTGGCACATTGACTTTGCTAAAAGCGACAAGGTAACCAAACAAACCATTTTGGACTTGGATCGTAAACTGGACTGGCCCTACTACATTGATGTGCGCCGGCGGCGCCTAATATTTTTCAGTAGCAAAGAAGCAATGATGGCCACACTGTATGGCAATCTCAACACTTGGCTGACCAATTTGCAGAACGGTTGACCAATTATTGGTTCTCCGTTATACTTTAGGCTAGTTAATTAATTGGAGGTTAACAATGCAGCAACATACCGCTATTCAACAAGTTAACAGTCAAATAATGTTTGGTACTTTTACCAACGACCAACTGGACAGCATCTTGGCCGCGGTCAAATTCCGCCGAGCACAGATTGGCAAAGAAACAAAACGGTCGTTGATGCTGGGTGATGTTGTTAAATTTACACATCCGCGCACGGGTTGCACACATCAAGGCAATGTTGTAAAAATTGCAATCAAGAATATCAAAGTTAAACAAGGTCTAACAACCTGGAACGTTCCTGCTAACATGCTAACAGTTGTTGATTAAGCAAGGAGTAGCCATGATACTAGCCGCAGAAGTTAACAAATACACAACACTAGATCGTTACGAAATTCGCAACATTCTTGCTCACAGTGGCTACTCAGGGATCAGTTTTGAATCTGTTAAGTTTCTGGGCATTACCAACGGTGGCGACTTTTGCTATAGTGTTAAGTATTTTGATGAATCTGGCACCGGCGAGCAAACCGGCAAAGTATTTGTTGCAAAATCAGCAACCGGGGACATGGTAGCTGAATTCTGAAAACGGTAGACCAATTATTCCCGATCCGGTATAATATAGGTATAGTAACTAATAAGGAGCGTACCAAATGTCAAAAATTACCGCATACACTGTAGAAGTTTACAAAGAAGATCGTCGTATCCGCAAGGACGAGCGTTACGGTCGCAACAAAAAAGGTCTGCGTTTTGTCAAGGTTGTGGATTTGAACTGCTCTTACAGCCAGGTCTGGAATGTGGCCGAAAGCTTCCGCACCGAAGGTTTCGTTGCTCATGTGTACGAAACGTTCGTGACTCGCAAGAACCTGGTCACAGGCAAAGAGTTTCAAGAGCGTTATGACACGCCGTACTTTTGCTCGCCTTCCAGCGAATCTTATTACAGCATGTAATGTCAAGGAGACAGCAATGACCAAATTCCAAAAACAAGTGCGAGAACTGGCCACACAAGTGGGTGACCCAACTGGCTTCAGCGAAGAAACCATAGACTACATTGCCTGCGAACTACAGGTCAGCTATGATGACGTTGAGCAAGTGTTCGACCAATTGGTAGACCTGGTAAACTAGGAGAAAAAACCATGACAGAGATCACTGATATTCCAGAAAATCAGCGTGTGATGAACATGCTAAAAGGATGGCAGTTTGATCGCAGGCAACACGGTTGCCTATACGATCGCGGTATGGCCGATAGCTACTACAGTCGTCCGCGCACACCACACTATGGTGGTGTTGGTGGTGACTCAGGTCCGCGTGTGGAAAAACTTACTGCCGATGAACGGGACGAGTACTTGGCCGGTTATGACTACAACGAGCGGTCAGGTGACAAGAAAAACTGGTATTGATTCGGGAGACTGAAATGGAATTCACTCAAAGTCAAGTTAATGCTATCGTGCGTGAAGCCAAAGAAGCTGCTTTTGTTGCTTCGGACCATTATTTTAGGAAAACTCTAGGCGGTGTAGACCAATATGCCTGTGGCTTTGCTTGGGTAAATATCCACGGAGTCAAAGGCAACACCAAGCTGGGCAAAATGCTCAAAGAGGCCGGTGTACGACAGGACTATACCAAAGCATTTCAACTTTGGAACCCGTCGGGCATGGGAGTACAAAACATTGACACACTGGAAGCTGGTGCTGTGGCCGCAGCCAAGGTGTTTGAGAAGTACGGATTCCGAGCTTATGCAGGCTCAAGGTTAGACTAATGTCAGCACGTATCGCAGAACTGGCCGAAGAGGCCAGACTAGAAGTACCAAGCAATCTCACAGTAGGCGAATGGGTCGAGCAATACAATCAAATATTAGGTAGGAAAATCATAGACGACTGTGTTAAAATCTGCCAACAAGGCACTGATACTCAGACTACCAGCAGCGGCGCAGTCGGTCTAATACGTTTACATTTTGGGATAGAGCCATGATCTACTCACTGATATTTGTTACTGCTACTGGCATACAGTCCTTAGGTGCTTATACTAGCCTCAGTGAATGCCAAACAGCAGCCCGAGAATTTCAACGTCAAGAGATCAAGGCCGGGTGTGTTCGTCAAGAAAGTCAAGAAGAGTCAATGG